TTGCTCTTGTGGCCGAACAGCAGGGCGTGATCGGACACCCATTTCAGCGCGGCGGATTCCTGCATGGCGAACACGGAGCCGACCGCCTTCGCCATCCGTTTCTGGTTGCGGGTCAGGGGCAGGACTTCGCCCGTTCCGACCTTGCCCTTGCTCCGGTGCGATTTTTCGAGCTTCCCTTCCCCTTCACGGCCTTCTTCTTCGTCGTTCCCTTCCCCACTTTCATCCTCATCCTCCGTGGCCCCCACGGGCAAAACAGGGCGCATCGGCTCATCGCCCCACGGGACGGGATCAAGCCCCTTGCGCTGCCTGACTTCGTTGACGGTGACAACGCCCATGCTGACATACGCCTGATCTTCGCGCAGTTGGTATTCGTCATCGGCAGGCACGCAGTTGTCGAAGGCCAGCACAAGGCGCGGCTCGTTGTAGTACGGGACAAGCCGCTCGTTCAGCTTTTCCTCAATGCGCTTGAGGCGCGGGGCAATGGAGAACTTCATGTACTGGTACAGGGCTGTCTTGGCATTGGCGAGGTTGACGTTCTCGGTATCCGGCAGGGCCAGCGGAACACCGAACGCATCGGCGATCTCAAGGCGCGTCCAGCGTCGGCCCTCGCTGAATCCCATTTCGCGGGGGGCCATGCCGATCTCCTTGATGTCATACTCGTTGTCGGTCACGGCGACCTTGCCAGCACGCTTGACGCCCTTGAAGCGGTTGTTCCATGCCTGCTCAAGCTCCATGCGTTTCTTTTCCTCAAGCTGGCCTGTCTTGTATTGAATCCAGAGGGACGGCACGCCCATGTTGTCGTTCAGGGACCTCTCATAGGTGTCCATCGCCATGTATCGGTCAACAGCCATCAGCGCGGCCTCGATGCAGCCAAGCCCGTAGAACTGCGAGAGGGGGTTCGGCGTCCTGAAATGGATGATGTCATCCGGCTCAAAGGCTGTCTGCGTGCGCGGGTCAACTCCGTAGAGGTATCCCTTCACAGCCTTCTGTTCATCAGGAACGACGAACATCCATTGTGACATGAGGCACCAGAACTCCTGCGGGAGTCCCATGTTGTCACGGGCAACGTACCAGTAGGCGTTGCCCAGGCAGTCGAGGAACGTGCTGGTCTGCTCCAGCGTGTCGAATCGGTTGGCAGTAGAATTGACGTTCTGGAGCAAGTCCAGCATGGGGTGTTCGACGATCTCCTCGACTTCCTCGGCAAGCTGCAATGCCTTGTGGCGCGGGTAACGCCGCTGGAGTTCATGCAGGGTTGACCGCTTGCAGGACTTGCCGATTGCTTTCACTCCGCGTCCGGCCTTCATTTCGCCCGTGGCGCGTGTGGCGTAGAGCTTGAGCGGGATGCCAGCGACAGCCGATCCGTTGCGGGACGCGCAGATGTAGGCCCAACCGGAATAGCGGGTCATCAGTTCCTTGTGGGACTGGCGCGGGGTAACGATCTTCTTGAGCCGGATCATGTTCATTTCGGGATTGGGCCGGATGACAGAAGGGGCATCAAAGGGTTCGCCTACCGTATCGCGGTACGCCTTGACGAATCGGGAAATGATAGAGGGCAGTTTCATATCACGGGTTCCTTGTTGATGCCTGTTGCTTGATGGCGGCTTCCAGCTTTTCGCAGGCGGCTTTGTAGTCTGGCTGTCCGGTTCTCCAGAGGTTCGCTTTCACCCATGCAGCCTTGACGGGATACCAGCGTTCAAGCCATGATGTGAACCCGACAGGCGCGGCGTGCGGTGACAGGCGGGTGCAGTACTTGTGTCCGAGCGAGCAGAGCAGGACGCCGTTAGTCGGCTCATGGCGCAGGCAGACCACGGAACGGGAAATGATGTGATGGGCTTCCAGCTTTCCGGCGCAGGTGTGGCCGGATGCTCCGTGCATGGCGCAGACGTTCGGCAAATGCTGGTATTCACCCCAAAGCGCATCGGCTCGCCGCTTCCAGTAGGTCGAACGTGGATTGTCCCGCTTCTTTGCCAGTTTCGATTTCATGCTGTGTTGGGCTTGGTTGCGGAGTCAGGAGTCGAACCTGCAAGCATGGCTATGAACCACGCCGACCCACCGGAGTCACCCCCGCATCACTATGTTTTGCACAATAGGCTATTGCCAGACTGCATCATCGTCAACGATATTTCCGTTGGGGTCTTTCGGGGCATCCTCTGGATCACGACCGACAGAGGGATTGAGTCTGCCAAAATCCTTGAACATGACGCCGTATCGGATGGCGTCCATTGCGTGATCCATTTCCTTGAGTGGCTCGTCCTTTACGGCTCCGGTCTTGGCGTGTTGTCCCTTCGATTTCCATTGGTACGATTCAAACTCGCGGATGACGTTCTCGCAGCATGGCTCGATTGTGAGGCGTGGACGTCCGGCAAGTCCGGTCGAACCGAGTCTGTTCAGTACGGCGTTGATGCCTGCCATGACCTGGTTGTTCGCTGCTGCCGTGGTAAGGCCAGCGGCACGCATGGAAGCAGCAAGGTCGGCGGCGGACGGGTCGTATATGAACACCGCAGGGCGTTGTTGTTCGCGTGCTCTTGCGTCACCTGGAGCGGTTTCTATCGAACCCGTGAGCGATGCTGCATACTTGACAACATCCTCCGGAAGTTGCTTGGTTCGGTAGAACTCGCTGATAATGTGCATCCCGCCATCCGAATCAATGCCTGCCAGCAGGATCGCGCAAGGGTTGGCGTACCCTTGATCCACCATTGCCAGCAGTTCAACCCACGGCCCTGACCGATGGCAGACGTGTTTCTCCCTACGCCAGACTTCCCCGTAGACAAGGCCCTCGAAGGCAACCCACAGGCCAAGGACGTACCGATCCCGCCTTGTGCCGGTGAAGGTGTGGAGCATTTGCAGATAGTCGTCGGGCAGATAGCCATTCTCGTCTGACGTAGTATGAATCAGCCGCCGTTCAGGAACGGCCTGCTCGTAGAACCGTTTATGCAAAAAGTGCGACGGACTGCCGGGATTGGTGGCGGCGAATATCTGCCGCTTGTCGTCGGTTGGATTGCGGCAGCGACCCAGCAGCATCGTCCATTCATCCTCATCCAGTTCTATGGCTTCATCCACGGCAACCGACCCAATACCGTGGGTTGACCCGATGCGCTCTGGATTGTCGCAGCCGCAGTAGAAGATTTCCCCGCCGTTGTGGATGGATATTCGGCTGTCGCTGATGGAGTGCGCGTATCTGCCGTATGGCAGAACTGGCGGAAGGTCTCCATCCGGATAAAGCAGCGTCCGCAGCGTGGATGATTTCAGGGCCACGCCAGTCTTGCGGGTTAACAGAACGGTGTTGTTGGGTATTCTGGCACGCTCCAAGACTTTGTAGCACAGGGCGCGAGTCTTGCCTGCACCGAACGCTCCGGAATACAGAACCTCTTTTTCGCCTGCCTGAACAAAGTCAGCCTGCTTCGGCAGAAGGTTGATCCGCAGTCTTGTCTCGTTTCTTGCCATCGTTCACCACGAATTCCATGACTAAGGGGCCACCGCCTTCACCAGCGACTTCATGCTCCGTTCGCTCGACATAGCCACGCTTGCGCCCAAGCGTCTTGCAGATCAGGGCAACGGCCCACGGCTGCTCCGACTGGACGGCTTTCATCATCTTCGACTCGGCCACGTCAACGAACTTGTTGCGTGCTTCCTCGACAGCTTCGGCACAGCAGGCGTACTTTCGGATATGTTCATAGACGGTTTGACGCGAGCAGCCGAGCGATTGTGCGGCAAACGAAAGCAGTCCGTTGGCGTCCCTGATTGCCCGTGCGACCTTCTTTGCTGACAGTTGTTTTGGTGCTACCATGATTCAAGTATCCTTCAAATGTCAGGTGTCGTCAACCCCCCCTTGCATCCCCCTCTTTCCTCTTACTCTTACCTTTCCTATTACTCTTACTATTACTATGTCCCTATTGCTAGGGTATCACATACCCTTATAGATTCTTGATTTTGTCAATGATTCCGTTGATTCTCAAAATCTCACTCGAAACCCTTACGATAGCCTTTGGGGTGACGAAATGATGGGTTAAGTGTGTTTTGTGCCAGTCCTGTTTGTCGAGCAGGTTGGCCAGCAGCCGATGCAGTCGAACACGCCATTGACTGATGGTCAACCCTGACTTTGAGGCATTGCACGACTGGCAAGCAGCGACCAATTCCCTGTCTGAATGGATTCTGGATGGGCGATCCCTTGCGACGATGTGGTCAATCGTGAGCGTCTTGTCTGTCAGTTCGCAGCCGCACCATCGGCATTTCCAATGGTACTTGACCGCGATGCGGTGGCGTTGGCCGCTGGAGTAGCAGCGTTTGACCCGCCCCCCGTAGAACGGCATCAGCTTGTCGGTATCAGGTTCGTGTTTCATTTCACCACCATTTTCATGCCGTAGTCATTTGGAGTGTCATTGACTGCTATCCCGTCAACAGGAATCAGTTTGTTTCCGAGAAAAGGCTTGTAATTGACATGATGCTGCCAGCGTCCCCATTTGCGGACAATCTTCACCACGTCTGGATGCTGCATCCAAAGGCTTTTGGCCATTTCGTACCGTCCATCAAAGGCTTCATTCTGCTTGTAAAGGTGGTCGGTGTTGCCACCTTTCATAGTCATAGTGCGCTGTTTGTCGCAGGTAAATGCATAGAACAATGCCGTGCACCAGCCTGCCTTTAGGGCGCGAAGCGAAAGGTCTGTGTCCTCGTTGTAGCGACCTCTCCAGCGGAACGGTGTTGCGTTCAGGATCAAAATGCAGGAGTAGATTCGCGTGTTGAAATAAACTGGATGGCATTGCGTCTTGGTTGACCAATCTGTTCGCATCTTGCCTATCGGAACTCCCATGTTGGCTCCTGCGAACATGGAATACTGCATACCAGCCAGCGAGATATTCTTGTATCGGTCAACAAAGTCCTCGATCACCTTAAACCCCGTCCCATCCCCAATGTAGAAGCGCGTCGAGTTTGTCACCCTTCTGAATGCGCTGATGTTGTCATCCAGTATCCAATGACGCTTGTGGCCTTCTGCCATGCTGTGTTCCCATACCCAGTTGCGCGCTGGAATAGACCCTTTTCCCAAGTTGCTGAATGGAAGCAGCAGTATTTTGGCGCGGTCAATAACGGAAGCGTATTGGTCGAGTTCCTGTGGCTCAATCACAATGCGGTAGGGAACGCCCAACTTTTCAAGGGCCTTGCTTGTCAGCCTGCTTTCCCATCTTCCCTTGCTGATGACGTAGACTGGATAAGATGGGTTCATTCTTGTCCCTGCTCGCTGACAAACGCTTGACCCTTCAACTGCTTTTTGTCCCTTTTGGGATACCAGATTGACTTTGTCGTGTCGCTGATTTCCTGCTGCACAAATTCAGCAAACCGATGAACGTTTTCAAGCGAGTCGAAATGCACAACGATGCTTTTGACTGCATCAGGCTCATTTGAAAAGGATGGCATTCCTTTCCACTCACTATCGAAAGTCGGCGGCGGTGCTGCTGTCATCATTTGCTCAAGAATAATTTTGTCGAACCCAGTAATGTCCATGTCGAACGCTCCAGTATCCAACTCTTGCAGCAAGTCCTTGATCTCTGTCATGTCTGGCTCCGCGAGTTCGGCGATGCGGTTATCGGCGATTAGGTCGGCATACTCCATCGCTTCATTTTCGTAGTGCTGAACGTCAACAGGGACTTGCTCCACTTGCAGGACTCTTGCCGCTTGAAAACGGGCGTGGCCCTTGACGATGAATCCGCTGCGGTCCGATACAACGATGGGGTTTCGCCACCCCTGATGCCTGATGATCTTTGCAAGCAGGGCGATCTGGTTGTCGGGATGCTTGTTCGGATTGCGCGGGTTCGGGACGAGGTTGGCAATGTCCTCCAGCTTGCTGTGCGAACACCAGACCGGAATATCGGATGCGGTTGCGCGTTGTTCTGTTTCATTCATACTGCGATGGCCTTTCGTTGCCGATACTGCTGCATATATTGCCGAAAATACTTCCGCACGGCGGCGGGCTGTTTGAATGGGTGTCTCCTGCCGGGCAATCCGTTTCTCATGCGCTCCCGCCGTTCGCGCTGGTAAACAGCCCCTGCTGTCATTGAAAGTTCTGCTTTCATGTGTGTAAGCACGCTCCCACATAGTCCGGTTCTCTGTCAAGTGCGAATAAAAAAAACAATAAAATTGTCAAACATACCCATTTACAACCACATGATAATGTAATACTTTGTTTTCAGAGATGAGAGACACAGATGCACGCGACAGGCAATAACACAAAGCGCGCAACGAGCAAACCCGCTTGTGCTTGTGTGAGCGAATATGCCTCTGCATCCGTTGTCCCGTTTGCTCTTTAATAACGGAATACGGCGCAAGGTAGACGCCAAACACTCCAGCCCGATCAGGGGCGCAGGACGAGCGACAGTACGCCACGACGGAGTGAGCCTCGTACAAAACAGTACGGCAGGCACGCAATGCGGAAAAACAGTAGCGGCCCTTGGCGGTTGAAAGTTCGCAGGGGTTGACCAAGCTGAACGCGGCGCGGGTGCTAACGGACTTGAGGCGACGGAAATGCAATCCGTGAGAAGCGCGATGGGAAACAATTTACCCCGCTCCGCAAGGGGCGGCTGACCGAGGCAAGCACGCCAAACCCATATGACAACAGGGACTCGGCCCGTGGGTGTGAGCGATGCAAAGGAGAGACAAGATGAAGAAGGGAACGAAGAAGGTGATGACAGAGGGCGAACCGAACGAGGGCAACAACAGGACGGTGGAAGGCGCAAGTGAGGAAGTAACGTACTCCGTTGGCGACGTTCTGGCATCGGAGCAGCAGGGAGTGCGAACCCCCGTGCTGGTCTACAAGCAGGAGGACAACGGGGCGTTCCGGCTGGCCGATGAAACCCACCACGCGCTGAACAGCGAGTTCACAGCGACGTTTCTGGCGAAGTGCGGATACAAGGTGCTGGCTCATGTGGAGATCGCCGGAATCACGGTCAAGGCTCCGAAGCACAAGATCGCTGTTGAAACCACGGTTGAAACCACGAAGGAAAGCGGCGAAACGAAAGTAGTTGTCCAGAAGTTGCCGGAACCGACGCCGGAACCGGAAGTCCAGACGCCTCCTGAAACGGAGCAGACTCCTGAACCCATCCCGACCACCGACCAGACGGGAAAGAAGGCTCCAGAGGCAAAAGAGAAGCCTTCCTCGCCCGTTTCCGGTAGCCGGAACATAGCGACCATGTGTGCTACGAGCAAGAGCCTGTATGCGGCTTGCTCCGATGGTACTGTCTGGCGTCTTGGTTCGGATGACAAGTGGCATGGAGTTCCCTCCATCCCGCAGGAGTAACCATGAACGAAGCCAACCGCAGGGCGTTGCGCGTAACGGCGTATGACGTAACGGACAGGCTGTGGGCGATGTTCTGGAAGTCGCTCACGGCCCTTTGCGTTACCATTGCCATCGTGATCGGGATTCTGACAGGGATCAAGGTCGCGCAGCTTGCCGGACTCATCAAGAACAAGCCAAAGGTTGAGAGCATCACACCCAAACAGGAGGAACAGAACAATGACACACAGCGAAGCGGTGGCGATAGCGAGATCGGGAGAGGGTGCGATAAGTGGCCGAGTTGTTCAGGCTGACCGCTGAGAACGCAAGGCTGCTGGATCACGTCCGGTTCTTGCAAAGTCAGGTGTACGGCAAGGACGTGGTTGTTGACGAGGCGTTTGAGGAACGGGATCGCCATTACGACGATCGCGAGTTTGCGAGAGCAGAGAGAATAAGGGAACGCCGCGAGTGCGGCAATTGCTGAACAGAGACAACACAACAGAGAAGGAATAGTACAATGAGCAAGACGGGATTGATTATGACGGGTCGTGTGGCGCAGGGCGAACCGCGTTTCAGGGCGCGGGTGTCGCATACGGGACATATCCTGATCCAGACGGGGCCGCGCACGACCGCGCAGCAGAAGGAGAAGATCACGGCGAAGGCGCGGGAAATGCTGGATATGCCTGCGGCCAAGGCCATGTTTGAGAGCGGAGCGTTCTAGCAGTTGAAACCCATATCATACAAGGAGAGACACAATGAGTCCGAAGGATAACACGTTAACGGGAGTGATGACGATGAACGCGGAGCAGGCGCAACGCGCCATGATGCTCTGCTGGAAGGCGGAAATGGAGTGCAAGAAACGGGGCATCCCCTTGTGGTTCCCCGTCATTCTGGTGGGCGGCACTTCCACGGCCAAGACGACTACGGTGCGCGGTCTGGTCGCCAGCCTTAACAACGGGCTGGAGGAGAAGGAACAGTTCCGGTTGTGGCTGGAGCATATCAGCTACTACGCTGACTCCGGTGACATCGGAGGCATCCCGTTCCCGAAGGACGGCAAGACGCAATTCCTGATGAACGAGAACCTGCCGTTCGACAACGGGCACAAGGGCGTACTGCTGCTGGATGAAATGGACAGGGTGCGCGACGAGTCCATCCAGAACGCCATGCTGCAAGTAGTGAACGGGCGCGAGATTCACGGACACAAGCTCTCGCAGAGCGTGTTCGTGGTCGGCACGATGAACGGCACGTCCGATGCTGGCACGCTGCCGCTGTGCGAAGCGTTGCGGGCGCGGACTTGCACGCTGTTCATGAGTTCACGGGCGGCTGGCGTTGTGGACAGCTATGAGGCGTGGGCGCAGGCGAACGGAATCAGCCCTGTTGGATTGACCTGCACCCGCTATCGCAGGGAGTTGCTCCGACAGAATGACGACTTCGAGGAAATCGCCATCCCAGTTCAGCGCACGGTGGACATGGCCGACTTCGTGTTGCAGGCGAGCAAGAGCGTCAAGTTTAAGACTGACGACATCCTGCTCCCAGTGATCGCGGGTCTGGTCGGCAAGAAGGCGGCGACGGAGTTCCTTGCGACGGAGAAGCTCATCAATGAGGCTCCGAGCATCAAGGCGATTCTAGCCGACCCCGACACTGCCGACATACCGGAGAACGTCAGCGTGTGCTATGCGCTGGCCTGCGGGTTGGGCGACTATGCCAAGAGTAACGGGACGGATCGCAAGGTGCTGGACGGTCTGGCGAAGTACATCTGCCGGATGCGGCCTGAACTCGGCGCGATGGCGTTCAAGCGCATGAGCAAGGAGGCTCCTGCGGTTGTGACGACTCCGGCGTTTCAGAACTGGGCCAAGAGCAACAAGGCGTTGCTGATATAGGGAGGCGCAATGTCAACACGCGAGACAATGGAGAAGATCGAAACGATGCTGGACTTGCTCCAGCAGAAGTCATGCCCCGAAGGGTGTCATGCCTGCTGCTGCGCGGTCAGCATTTCGCCACGGGAGGCCGCACGCTTGGGCCTCCCTCCCGACACGGGGGACACGATGGGAGAGAATGACGACTGCCGTTTCCTCAAGGATGGCCGCTGCTCGGTCTATGAGAACAGGCCGATGACGTGCAGGGTATTCGGTTGCGCTTCAAAGGGAATGTTCTGGTGCCGGAAGCTGAAACCGGATCAAGCGACCATTGACGAGGAACTGGCCGACCTTGTGCTGACGGCGATCTTCAACGAGTGGCTCGGAGAGAAGATGCCGCCACCAAGCATGGAGATGATCCACTCATGCAGGCGGCACGCCATACGGGAAGGGCTGCGGGACGAGTATGACCCGCTGGACAAGATGATTGACGAGATGGAACAAATGGAAAAGGAAGGTGCGCTGTGACAACGAAAGAGATTCAGAAGTTGCGGGCCGTGGAGGACATCTGCGGCCAGTTGGTCGGGGTGAAACTCAGCCTGCGGAAGTGGACGGGCGTGAGTACGGCCGACGAGGTTGCACGCGAGATCGAGCAGAGCAAGGGTGCTGGCGCGAATAGCGTGGGAGCCGAAGTCTACTATCTGCCCTATGACGTGTCGCACAAGCTCGGCACGATGGACAGCCAGTTGAGCAACTGGTTCCGGCTGCGGACGCTTCCCTTTGAGGATGGCGGCTGGCGGGTCGTGATGGCGAGCAAGTACATGGAACTAATGGACGGGATCGCTGGTCCGAAGGCAGAGCGTGACCGCTTCATCCAGACCAACATCCTTGACGAACGCGATGCGCTGGAGAAGCAGGCGATGCAGAAGTTGGGGGCCATGTTCAAGCGGTTCCCGACTCTGGATGAACTGGCTGGCAAGTATGCGGTTGACTTCAAGAGCAAGCCCGTCCACGTCAAGGGTGACGTGCGGATCGAAGGCTTGTCTGATGCCGCCGTTGAAATGATCCGGCAGAGCGAGAAGCAGGCCGTGACCGAATCGCTGACGAAGGCCGTTGGCGACGTGGTGTTCCGGCTGACGAACCTGTGCGACGACATGAAGGAGCGTCTGTCAAAGGGTAGTCAGAAGCGCACGCGGTACGGCGGTCTGTCCTCCACGGTCAAGGAGGTCTGCGAGTCGCTCAAGGGATTGAACATTGTGGGCGACCCCGCGCTCGACAAGCTGATCGCCGACACGCAGTTGAAGTTAACCATGTTTTCGCCGGATGCCTTGCGCGAGGGCGGTTGGGCGGCGAAGGTCATGGAGGGCAATGTTGATCTGCTGCTCAAGGAGTTGGACAACTTCGAGGTCAGGCTGTGAATCAGGAAGGAGAGACACAATGAATGACATGACACGCTATCAGCCGAACGCATTGAGCCAGAGGGACAGAATCAGCAGGGCGACGATTGCCTTGCTCCGCACAGACCCGTTCTTCGCCAGCATCCTGCTGTGCCAGAACATTGTCGAGCGCGACGTGAACGGCATCACCGTTGACGGCCAGACGATTGCCTTCAACTCGGAGAAGTTGGCCGCGCTGTCGGATGCCCAGGTGCAGACGATGCTTGCCAAGTCTGCCCTGCGGATCGCCACGGCGCAGCCGTTCCGGTTCGGCGGGTATGCCGACTTGGAACTGCTGGCCGACAAGCCGATACCGGAAGGCAAGGTCATTGAACTGCTGAACGACGCTGGCGGGTTGTCCATCAACTCGCTACTGCGTGGGCGGGAAATGCCGAAGGGCTGGCAGATGCCGGAGGATCGCGGGTTCGAGGATAACAAGCCGATGGAGTTCTACTATGACGCCATCCGGCAGGCGTATGAACCCCCACCAGAGGAACCGCAGGGCGAAAATAACCAGAACGGCCCTACAGGGGGCGAAGGCGGTGGGGGGGATACTTCCTCCCCACCCCCTGACGGCGAAAACGGCCCACAAGGGCAACCAGACGGGGAAAACGGGCAATCCGAGGCGGATTCCCAAGGCGACGGTACTGGAAGCCAGAACCCCGACCCGAACGGCCCGACTGACAGCAGGGCGGTTCCCCATCCCGACGCCGGTGATCCTAACAAGAAGTACAGGGCCGAGCAGGAATGGGTGTCCATGATCGCAAGCGCGGCGATGCAGGCAGAGCAGGCAGGCAAGATGCCGAGCTACCTCAATCAGTTGGTGGATCATCTGCTATCTCCGGCGCAGATCAGTTGGCAGGAGAAGCTCAAGCGGTTCGCGCAAAAGACGATACCGCACGGTAGCAGGACGTACAGCCGACCCAATCGCCGCCATAGCTGGCGGGCGAAGGATATAGCCTCGTCCACGCCGCACGGCAGGACAGTCAAGAAGGGCGTATGGATTACGGACACAAGCGGCAGCATGAGCGCGGACATCTGCAACTTCGGACTGAACGAGATCGCCGAAGTGATGAAGCGGTATCCCGACATCGAGTTGGTGCATATTCAATGCGATGCGGCGGTTGCCGACATCAAGACGCTCAAACCGAAGCGTGACAGGGTGGCCGTGGACAAGCTCATGCGCTCCCCCGAATGGAAGGGGCGCGGCGGCACGGATATGTACCCCGCCTTTGCGGAAGCCGTGAAGATGAAGCCACAGTTCATTGTCTGCCTTACAGACGGTTTCGGGTCATTCGTGGACAAGGCGAAGGCCGAGGGCATCCCCGTATTCTGGTTGATGACCACCGACCAGCAGCCGCCGTTCGGTCTGACGGCGAAGATCGAGCAGAAGGCGAGGCGGCAATGAAGCCGAAGATGCAGTCCGACATTAGGAACATCAAAGGGGACAGGGGCCGCTGGCTTGCGGCCCTCAAGTCCGATCTGTGCGGATTGGTCAAGTATACCGTGCGCGGTCAGCGTGACAGATGGAGCGACAGACGCGATAAGGGAATTGACCTAACGGAAAAGAACTGGGTGCTGGTATCCGGCGATGGGCCGGACATCGAGTTCGTGTGGGAGTTCGACATGATAACGCTGCGTCTGGACGGCGTGATGCCGGACAATACGTTGCGGATTCAGGCGATACTCAATTCCCTACTGATTGAGTGCAAGTCTGTCTATGGCAAATTGCCGGAAGTCTTGCGGAGCAGATGGCGTCCCTA